GAAAGAATGGCAAGGGCTGACGGATGAGGAAGTAAAAATACTTGCAACGCAAGGCAGAACTGATTTTTCAAGGCCGGTGTACAACGAATTTTACAGCGCCATCGAAGCCAAGCTGAAGGAGAAGAACGGTGGATGAACCGATTGCGAAGGTCATAGGAATTTACGACGGCTACTTTATGGCGGCTTCCATCAATGAGGCGGCATTGCCTGTTGTTGGTGCGCAACTCTATGGCGCGCCGCCCAAGCCGGTATGGCGAGAGTTGACAACAGCGGAAACAAAAGCGCTTTGGGCCGCTGCGGAGAAAAAGCCGAGCGCGTTCGCGGAGATGATTGGACGGAAATTGAAGGAGAGGAACATTGACTGATTACAACGACTACGCAACACAACGCCGCGTGCTGCTGGAATATCTGCAAGTGATGATTGTGTTGGAGGACTGGCATGGCGTCTCCGACGTGGCCAACGATTTGCGAGAGCTGGAAGCAAAACACAACAACAACTACAAACCAAAGTAGGAACTCATGACAACAATCGAGGAAAGAACCGCCGCCAGAGAAGCGGCGCTGGCAGCAGCCGTGGCAGCTTCCCGGCGGCTCGCGCGGCCAGAGGATTACGTATTCGACAAAGCGCAAGAGGCATTTTGGGACTTGCGTGATGGGACACAGCATTCTGAAAAAGCGGTCGACGCTTCCATCCCTATCGAGCTTTGGCGAGTTGAAGTGGAAGAAGCCGAAGAGGAAGCACCAGCCGAAGGACGGCGTGGCCGTGGGCGGCGTCGACGTGAACGGCTCATCCCGCCTTCGCGCGACATCATGCGCGTTGAAAATGATCAGTTCGTCGAAGGTAGCACATGGTGGCCCGGTGAGCCGCAAATCATCAAGGATATATTTATAGATTCCAACGGCTGGCGTCCAGCGCTGGGCCGGAGGATCTACAACAAATACCTGCCGCCGCCCGAACTCACTGGTGACGCTGCTCAGGCGGTTGTTTGGGTCAACCATGTGCGTAAGCTCTGGCCAGACCCGGTCGAGCATGAGTTCTTCTTCGACTTCTGCGCGCATATGGTCCAGCGCCCCGACGTGAAGTGCAACGCCGCAATCGTCTTGAGCGGCACACAAGGCATCGGTAAAGATGCGGCGTTGATGCCAGTGAAAGCCGCAGTGGGCAACTGGAACACCAAGAACATCGACCCCGACGAGCTGTTCAGCCCCTACAAGCCGTGGCTGGAAACCTTGATGTTGGTCGTGGACGAAGTGCGCCCGACGAAGGATGAGTTCCATGCGTCGTCAGCTTACAATATTCTTAAGCCAATGATCGTCGCGCCACCCGACACGCTACCGCTCAACGACAAATATGCGAAGTTGCGGCACATCATCAACCGGCTGCGCGTGTTCATCACCACCAACGACTGGATGAGCATGTACATCCCACCCGAAGACCGCCGCATGTTCATCATGCACTCTCACCTGCCACAAAAGTGGCATGAGAAAGAAAAACAACCAGCCTACTTCAATGAGCTGTTCGCATGGTTCGAAAGTGGCGGCATCAACCACGTAGCCGCGTGGCTGACGGCGAGAGATCTCTCGGCGTTCGACCCGAAGGCACAAATCGCTCGCACAGCCGGGTGGGGCGCTGTGGCGGCTTCCTGGGGTGAGCCTGAAGACGCTGTCGCTTGGGTGCTTGACCAACTGGGCAACCCACCGGCCATCCTCGGACAAGAACTTGTCAACCCACAGTTCGACCACCGCGAAGAAGTTGCCAACATGCTCAAGTCGCCGCGCAAGATTTCTCACCGCATGAACCGCGCTGGCTACGTCAATGTGCCTGCACCGGGCGGCGCTGACCGATGGGTCTTCCGCTCGGAAGGCAAAACGCTGCGCGCGAGATATGCATTCGTGCGCGGAGAGCTGACGCGTGATATCGATGCCGCGACCGAGCTTGTGCGCAAAAGAGGAGAAGAATTGCTCGCCGCACAATCCCAAGATGGGGGAAATGTGGTCGTTTTGGAAGCAAAGAAGGGTGGATTCTGATCCCGAGATTGACGCAGAATGAATTTCGATGAGAGCCGCAGGAATAATAGTCGTCTCGGGCAACTTGGGATCCTGATCCCGAGATTGAAGCATAATCCCAAAAATCCCAAGATAGTAATTGTTGGATAATTTTGTGTTAATTTGTATTAAATTAAGAAAAAGAGAAGAATAGGAAATCTCGGGCATCTCGGAATCTCGGGATTTGGCGGCGTACCCGAGATTTAGGAAACTTTTTATGCTTTGTGCGAAATAGAAACGCGCGGCGAAAATGTTGCCGAAAAAACCGGGCGCGGCGATAATCGCGCGAAGAATGCTGTTTGAAGCATTTTCAATAAAACTTTAGGATCAAATATGGCTGGCGTGAAGGGTCGTAGTGGCAGACCACCGGGCAGCGGCGGTCGTCCTCCTGGCGTTTTGAACAAAACAACGCGCGCGGCGCGTGAAGCCATCGCGGCGTTTGTTGACGACAATGCTCCGCGCATGCAGGAGTGGCTGGACAAGGTTGCGCAGGGCGTGCCTCGTGTTGATGCGGATGGCAATCAGTTGCACGACGAAGACGGCAACCCGATGTGGTTCCATCCACCCAACCCTGAGAAGGCGTTCAACATGCTCAAGGATGTGGTTGAGTATCACGTGCCCAAGCTCGCTCGCAGCGAGGTCACTGGTGCAGGCGGCGGCCCGATTAGTGTGGCGGCCATCGACATGAAAGGGTTGTCTGACGCCGAGCTGGAAACAATGCAGCGGCTCTTGGCGAAAGCGAGCGACGCATGAGCATCGACCGCACGCCAGTCGGTGCTGAAACAGAAGTGATCGAGGAATGGCTGCGGCAGTTCGGTGAATTGCAAGAAACATCCGAAGGCACAGCGGTGGTGCTCACAACAGAGCTGTTGCGCGAATACGCCGAGTGGGTTGCGGCTTGTCAGCGCGAATGTATCGCTCAGGTGTTGGAGCGGATGCCTGATGGTTACTGGGCGAACAACTGCGCGATGGCTATACGCATGATGAGGGCGCAACACTGATGAATGCTCCATTGAGCCCTGCTGTGATGTTGGACGCGATACGCCGTGAGAAAGACCGGCGAGCGGCGTCTGCATCATTGTACGAGTTCGTGAAGCAAGCATGGCCGATTGTCGAGCCGGGTGTGCCGTTCATTGCCAGCTGGCACATCGAAGTCATCTGTGAGCACTTGGAAGCGATCAGCTCAGGCGAGCTCCGCAAGCTGCTCGTCAACATCCCACCGCGACACTCCAAATCTACCATCGTGAGCGTTATGTTCCCGATGTGGGAGTGGCAAGTGTCGCCTGAGCAAAAGTATTTGTGTGCGAGTTACAGCGGCACACTCTCCATCCGCGACAACCTGAAGGCGCGGCGGCTCGTGCAGAGCCCATGGTACCAAGAGCGTTGGGGCCAGCTGTTCGAGCTCGCCGGTGACCAGAACGCCAAGCAGCGTTTCGAGAACGACAAGACAGGCTACCGGCTCGCCACCAGCGTTGGCGGTACGGCCACTGGTGAAGGCGGCTCGCGGTTGTTGCTTGATGATCCGCACAGCGCGCAAGAAGCTCAGTCTGACGTGATCCGTCAGAGCGCGCTGGAATGGTTCGACGTTGTTTGGTCGACGCGACTCAACGATCCCAAGCGTGACGCGATGATCACCATCATGCAGCGGCTGCACGAAAAAGACATCAGCGGACACATCCTTGAGGACATTGGCGGCTGGGAACACTTGATGATCCCGGCTGAGTGGGATGGTGTGCGTCGCAAGACGATCCTGGGCCCATACGACCCGCGCACGATAAAGGGCGAGCTCATCTGCGCAGAGCGCTTCGGTGAAAAAGAAATCACCGAACTCAAGCAGCTGCTCGGCGTTTACGGCACTGCGGGTCAGCTGCAGCAAGATCCGCAACCGGCTGAGGGCGGCATTCTCAAGACCAAGTTCCTGCGGCTCTGGCCGCACGACAAAGGGTTGCCGCAGTTCGAATATGTCTTGCAGTCGTATGATTGCGCGTTCACTGAGAAGACGACTGGCGACCCAACGGCTTGCAGCGTTTACGCCGTGTTCACGCTCGACAACGAGCGGCACGTGATGTTGATCGACGCATGGGATGAGCATTTGTCGTACCCTGAGTTGCGCACAAGGGCGATCAGGGATTGGCAGACAGAGTACGGCGGCACGACGGTCAAGGATGGGTTGCGCGCGGCCCGGCGGCCTGACCGCGTGTTGGTTGAGGCAAAGGCGTCAGGCCAGTCACTCTTGCAAGACCTGCGGCTCGCAAAGGTGCCAGCTATCGGCTACAACCCCGGCAACGCGGACAAGGTCTCGCGCGCGCATCAGGCGGCCCCAACACTGGAGCTCGGCTACGTTTGGGTTCCTGAGAGCGGCAAGAACGTCGGCCATGCGGTGAGCTGGGCATTGCCGTTCATCAAGCAGCTCGAGAAGTTCCCTGTGGCCGAGCATGACGACTATGTCGACACGTTCACTCAGGCGATCATTTACCTCAAGAACGATGGTTGGTTCGACTTGCCCAAGGCACGCGACCCAGACGAACCCAAGCAGTGGAAGCGTGAAAGGATCAATCCTTATGCAGCCTAAGAAACCAGTGTGGGA